ATTGCACTTCTTATAAGGGTTCTCCTCATGCAATTTTCAACTTTTTAGTTCTCATCTCCTCTCTATTAAGAATAACAAAATCAATAGAGTAATCTTGTTTTCTTAATTTTAGTATATAGGTTTTTGAAATATGTAACTCGTCAGCTTTTCATGATAATATATGCAAATTTTCGCCAATTTTTAGGCATAAAAAAAAGAGACTGCTTAATGCAGTCTCTTTTGAGGATGGGTGTTTCTATATTATGCGTAATATTTTCTTTTTAATTTTCTGGATATTTCTATACGCACTATCTTGACTTATGTTGTGTTTCAACGACATCTCAATCAAGGTAAGTCCTTTTATTTTATCCTCTAACAACTTAGCCTGTAATTCATTTAACATTGCTTCTTCGCATATATGCTCGTATTCGGTTTTGGTAAAATCGAAACTCACTTTATCCATAGTATCCCTACTTTTTCATAAATTTGCCACACGTAGGACAATTCTTTACTTTTGATTTTCTCGTTTTTTTAGTAGTTTTTTTAATTGTTTGACGTGCCATTTATAATATCACCATCATTTCCTATGTAATTATTAGTTCCTGTTTCTGAATCTTGTGTGACTTCAGTTGTTTCTACGACATTAATATCATTTAGCAACCAAATTGTGTAGCCTAACAAACCAATAAACGCTAAAAATGTAATAAGCCAACAAATAAATAATCTTTTGTTTTGAACTTTCAGAGTATCTACAAACTGCATGGCAAATGATTTTTGCTCTTCTTGAGCTATTTTAACTTCATTTTTCATCTTTACCACCTCTTCTCTGAAACTTAACATTTCTAATCTCCTTTAAACGCATGATAAGTTTTTTCATGGATTTCAATGGCTTTCTCAATCCTCATATCAACTTCATGGTCAAAATTGTCTAATTTATTTGATAAATTCTCAATCTGCTTGGATATTGTAGACAACTTCTCGTCTATTTGCCCCATTTTGTATTGATAATCTCCACTATCCTTGACCGATTTGTCTTTCCTGCCAAAGAAAAAGCTTAATATTCCCAATACGCAACCAATTATTGCTATAACCATTGAAAGTTCCATACTCATCGCCTCAATTTAATTATAACATAAATATCCATAATTTTCAAGCGAAAATAAATAAAGCTCCTAAAAAGAAGCTTTATTTTGAAGGATAATTTCAGTAAGATTATTCAGCGGTTGTTAGTGCTTCCCAATCTTTCTTAAATTCTTCTTCATTAACGTAAGGATAGTGTCCTCCGTTGTTTACGTTAGATGCAAGCATTTCTTGTGCTACTGTTGGGTCAGCTCCTGTTGCTTGAACAATGGCTTGAACAGCATGTTCATACTTTTTAAACATTTCTTGCTTTTTTTCATGATAATTCATAAAAATACCTCCTTAAAAATTTAATATCGTTAATACCTCATTTTTGAGGTATATAACATCATTACCAGCCTCACGAAAACGCCTTTAAGACGATTCTCGTGCGTCATTTTACAAGCTTTTTTACATCGTTTGCCCATTTAATTACAAACCAGTCAAGATTGTACACAACTTCCAACGCTTTTGTCCAGTATTCCTTGTTGTTAATTCTGCCTGTGCTTTCGAGGTAATCTAAAGCTTCAAACTCTTGATTAATTTCAAACATTTTTGGTTCCTCCTTTGTAAGAAACAAGGATTTTTCTTCTTCTCTTCGCTTAACAAGTCCTGGAAGTTTCTTTCCATCTGCCCCATTAACGTAATTAGACATATTGTTCAATAATTCTTCTCTATTAGCAGTTTTGTTTTTGGTGCATTTTTGCACAGCACCACTACCACAGTTGTAACAAAAAGAAACAAGCGCATCAAACTCGTTTTGGTTCAATTCAAGATAGTCGCATAGAGAATTTACGGATAGTTCATACTTAACCATGTCTTGTTTAAGAAGCGCGTCAGCCTCTTCTTGCGTAATTGTTTGACCTTCTTTGACATCCAGCCCATAATGTCCCCAACCAATAGTCCAATATTTTTCCGCTTGAACAGGCTTGTAAGCAGTTAAACGGCATCCTTCATATTTCTTGATTAAAGCATAACCGTTGTCACTTAACTTCATCATTTTTCTCACCCCTAATTTTGGTTAAGTCATACGCTCCACCTGCGCCAAATGCAGACACCGTGCAAATCACAATTGAATTTGTAAGATTGTCCATAATTCCAAGCGCATAGCAAGCGCATCCTGTCGCAACTCCAATGATTAAGTTTTGGAGAGGGATATAGTTCGTGTCTGTAATATTTAGTTTCTTGTTAATTATTCCGAAAATATAAGTCACTATTCCTGTTACAACCGCTGATATTGCTTCGACAGTCATATTATTCAACCTCGCTTTCATCTGAAGTATTCTCTGCGTTTTCTTCAGAAACTTCTTCAACTGGCTCTTCAATTGTTTCTTGCGTTTCAATTTCTGGAAGAGGCTCTTCCATTAAAGCTTCAAGATATTCTGCCAATGGTTCGTAATCTACATCTAGTAACTTACCTTCGTCGTTAAGTCTTTCTGCTTCGTTAAGTGCAAATGCTGGACTATACTCACCATTATCTACTAATGTTCTAATTGCTTTTGCCTTTCTTTGACTCTTCTTTTCTAGCAACGTCATATTCTCACCCCCTATCCCTCTAAAAGTGTTACTCTTGCTTCTAATGAAGATAAAGTATTGTTAATTGCCACTCTGTCATCAACAAGATAGCTAATCTCAAGTTGCGGATTCAAGTTAGATGTTTCCGTGTAAATGTTTGTTACGTTTTTGTAGGTCTCAAGACCATTTGCAATGTCGATTAAGTTGTTAAGCTGTTCTAATAATGTAGTATCTGTTATTTCTTCATTTACTGGTGTTGTTAATACATAATATGCAATTGTATTATGAGTAGATAGCCAAGCCTTAAAATCAGATAAAGTAGTCGTTCCTTTTTCAGAAAAGTTTACACCAACTTGTGTTCCTGAAAAATATATATACGGATATGTTGTACTTGAAAGCGTTTCAATTTGAAAATAATTTGACAACTTTCCTGCGGCATATTTATTTTCATCGACAGCGAAATCCAGAACAAATCTATCTGCTGAATCATAATTTGGTCTATCTGCCCATGATTCACTCCCGTTGAAAATTGCTTTACCTATCTCTTTGTGCTTGTACCACGTAATACCGAAAGGTTCAAATCCTGTTGCAGTAGAACCTTTTTCTAGCTGAATATTTCTTAATGTTATTGTGCCAGCATTATCACTGTTCGCTTGAATGGAAAATTTAATATTTGTTGGCGAATTTATTGTAAAAGTATGTTCTTGTTTAATACCGTTTGTGATATAGACCTGTGAATTAATAATATCTTCTGTTGTATCATCGTTTTTAACAGAAAATCGTTCTTGATTACTTGCTCCACTAAGATTTGCAATAAAACTAATAGTATATGTTCCGCTTTCTAGCATAATAGGATTAAAATAATTTCTTCCATCGCTACCATAATTACTTGTATTAGTAATTGTTCCATCTGCATTTAATGTATATTTTTCTTGATTAACCGTAGCAGTAACCTTATCAAACAAATTCTTTCCCGTACTTCTTCTAATGCTATCTTGATAATCCCCTATCTTGCATAATTCCATTGAGCCTAGAGATAGTAGTTGAGATTTCCCTTTGTATGGTTCATATGTGGTTGCTGTTGAGCCTTTTTCTATTTGAATATTTGTTAACTCGGTTGCATTTATTAGCAAATATTTATATCCGCTTGTGTTTATTGTAATATTATTACTTGTCCCGTCTTTGTTAACACCATTGTAGCAATCTTGAGCCGTTGAAGAAGGCAATGTGTTACTACAAGCAGCTCTATATCTGGTTTGTATTGTGTTTGTCGAAATCGTATAAGTACCTTCTGGCAAAGCAATACATAAACCATTGTTACCATCACTTGCTTTGTAGTTAGTAGCAGGTTCTGTTATGTAAAACCCGTAATTAATTCCGTTATTCAAATTCTTATTTGCAGTTACAACTGTCACATCTCCAGTAACTACTTTAATATCTTGTGGAAATGTTGGAGAAGGTGAAGGTTGTCCGACCCGTGTATTGTTCGTAAGTAGCGTCTGTTATACTAGCTAATCTTATCATTACATTATCTAATGTGATTTCCGCATTGTCAGTTTCTGAATTTGATATATAAAAATATAATTGATTGGCTTGTGTTGAAATTGTAAAATTTGCACTACCATTGGAATTAAATGCGACATTAGTCAATGTTTGACCATTTCCAATTACATTTACGTTAGCTTTACTAATATCTGATAATGTTGACTTTACTATAATATAGCTTAACGTATAACTACCAGCATCTATAGATTTTGGCAAATTAATTGCAAGTGTTCTATTATTAGTTTTATGTAACTTAAAACCATTATTGTATTTTTCGATAGTGCCTCCATATAATGTAGCATTTACATCAAATAATTGCTTTCCCTCTGTCTGTACCTGCGTTGTATTCCCACACACTACTAAATCTTCTATCTTTGCATTTAAGCTATCTACTATGTTGTGGTATGTATCTTTAGTTGTTTTTTGCACGTTTAGGTTGCTTTTAAGCAGTTCAAGATTAATAATTCTCTTATCATAGCTTTCCGCGTTTTCGTTAAAACTGTCAAGTTTTGCCTGATAGTTCTCATTGAACGCAGTTGTCTTTGAGGATGCATTTTGGTCAAAATCACCAGTCTTTGACGTGGCATTGTTGTCAAACGCAGTCGTCTTATCAGTAGCATTTGAATTAAACGCGGTAGTCTTATTTGTGGCGTTAGTATTGAAGTCGCTTGTCTTTGACGTTGCGTTGTTATTGAATGCTGTTGTTTTTGAACTTGCGTTAGAGTCAAATGCACTTGTTTTGTCCGTGGCATTTGAATTAAAAGCACTTAATTTGCTATCATAATTCGAGTTAAAATCACTCGCTTTTTGGTCGATTACTCCTGCTTTTTCGGTGTAATTTTCGTTAAATGCTGTGGTTTTAGCTGTCGCATTATTATTAAACGCCGTTGTCTTTGCAGAAGCATTGTCATTGAAGTCAGTTGTCTTCTGCGTTACGTTAGCGTCAAAAATATCGACTATGCCTTGCGTTTGTTGCTTTAACAATGCCGTATCGTTCTTAAAGCCTTCAGTGGTATCCATATAGCCTTTTGCAGTATTTTTGTAACCTTCTGCAGTATCCATATATCCTTTAGTTGTGTTTTTATAACCTTCTGCCGTATCTCTTGCACTTCTTGCATCTGCCAAAGCCTGTTGACACTCTTCAAGCGTGATAGCGCCCTGTGCTAACAGACCAAGCATTTCCTCGGTATAAATTTCCCATTGTGTCTTTGACGGTAAATCAGAGATGTCTCTAATTTTGCCCCATATGCTTTCGGTTGTTTCAATTCCGATGATGTTTGTAGACAGTTTCGCATTGTTTGTTGTGTCAATTCCGTACACGCCAAATTCAACGTTTTCTTTGTCATACACAACATCTCTTAATATTACACTATTTTCGTTGTCTAACTGGTCAATATAGCTAGTTCCCTCTACAATTAACACAAAAAATTTCGCATTAAATGCATCCCATTCTGAATCAAATTCAAAATGGAACTTGTCTACATTCTCATTTCCCGTTATGTTTGTTCCTTCTGCCCAATTAATTCGTCTATCGTTAATATTATAAGTTGTTTGTCTCATTTTCAACCTCCTTTAATTCCATGCTAATTCCAGATAGTTTGCTACTCCTGAAGTATAATTTTTCCAACTTCCACCAGAATAATTCCCATATGAACCAACTAAAACTCTTCGTGTTTCTTGGTTAACTTCGCACACAACCCTTAAATTTGCAACGTTGCCACCAACATTGATTTGCGTATTTGGTATGCTATTAACGCTGGCAAAATACATATAATGAGAAAATCCTGAAGTTTGTGGTATAGTCCCATTGTCATTAACAGTTCCTGTCTTAATTGACATTGTAGAACTTGGAATTGCATTCGCTTTAATAGAATCTAATACCGTTTTTGGAGTCGTATATTTCGTATTATCAGTACCAGCTTCTGCCTCGGCAGTTGATGCCTTTGAAGCCACATTTAATTTGTTTGTTCCAAGATTAGTTAAATCCGCCTCAATACTATCAAACAGTACTTTGTTAAGCGGTGTACCTGCAACAGACGGCTCGTCTGCTTTCTTAAGATATACATATCCTTGGCTAACACCACTGCTATCATACATTTCCCACCTTACAGCACCATTTGCTAATACTTCAGTTGGCACTCTATCAACTACATTATTCATGATTAAACCTCCCCCGCGTTAACTTCACCGCTATACCAAAATGAACTTATCATACCATATAAACTTAAATTTAAATCGTAAATCGCCTTCTCTATTTGATTTGCTTTTTGGTACGTCATTTTTTCCATGTTTTCAGGAATAGACGCAATAGCAGAAAATGCATCTCTTAAAGATATTACATTGTTTTTAATTCTTGCAAGTTCAGACTTCGTTGGAAAGTCGCTCATATTCCAATTTGTTTTTGTCGTAATGTTTACAGAATAATTGTATGAATTTAATTGCGTCGCCAAATATGCGCACCAAGTTTCGATTCTGTTTAGGTCGGAATAATTATAAGCGCCCTTCAAATCAGTAGAACTATCTTGATGGTTCAAAGCATAATCAACATCTGATTGCGTTCTATCATATATTAATTCGTTCATTAGCTTTCACTCACCTTCGCAACTACTTTGTATTTTGTGACATACCCTCCAGCCAAATCAATATCCAATTCTGTAACAAATCCATCCAATTCATTTCCATTTGGCTCTTCTATTAATACGTTGTCACCAATATTTTCATCATCTAATACCTTATCAAATTTAGTTGTGTATTGTCCGTTGTAATAGTCTAATATTCTTTGCCCTATTGATGCAGAATTAGAGTCATTTGCCGATTGCAAATCTTCCACTGTCAAAACATTCTCTTTCTCATTTCCTGCAAGAATACTATTTGCAACATATATATCATGAACGCTGTCAACATATGGATTTCCAGTTACAGTCACAGTCCCGGCAGTATCGACTCTAAATTCAACATATGTATTTGTTGGTCCGGATGTCTTAATAGCACCACTGACGGAAAACGAACTATATGGCTCATCAAATTCAACCTTATACGTCCCTGGTTGCAATGAATTAGAATATATTGTTTTAGTTTCTCCTGATAAGCCAAAATTATGTGATTTTATTAAAACTCCAGTGTAGACATCGCCTTTTTTAATTTCTTCGCTACCCTTAAACATATCAATTCTTTGAATTGTAGAGGGATTTTCACTCAATTCAATCTCATACAATTCTAGTATACCATTTCTACCAGATTTTGCAACACCACCGCTAGAAAATAGAACTTGTTGCAATGCTTCTCTGCAAGTACATCTTGGGATATAGCCAACAAAAGATTTTTGCATAAGCGGAGTTGTTATTGTATATAAATCAGAAACTCCAGCTTGTTGAAAGATACTTAAAACAGTATTAGCTACTTTGCCAGAATCACGAACTCTTCCATCGTATGTTACACTGTCAAGCAAACCCATAATATCAGATGCCGTTAGTCTCATTTTATTCGAACTGTCGTTTTCCCACTTGTCAATGTAAAATACGCCCATCGGGGTTAATATATTGTTTTTTTCTTGATATACTTTTAATTGCTGGCCTTGTTGCAAAGTTGAGTATATTCCTTGCGGATTTAATATGTTAAATCTATCATCGTTTGCGTATACTACGAAATCTAAAGTATTGATGCTTAATTCATCGCTAATCATATTAAATTGCTCTAGTATGTTACAGCTTACAATATCATCACCTTCAAATAATATGGCGTTTCCATACATAATCTTATAAAGCTTGAGGTATCTATACGGAATATTTGTGGAATAAAAAGTAATTACAATTTTTCTGTAATTTTCAACTAAATTTTCGCAAAAATACTCGTAATTGTCCGGTGTAAATGTTTCTTCTGATAACAACGTGTCATTTGCATCATAATACTGAATCTTTAAGCTATTGCAATATGCATACTTGCTAAAAGTTAAAGTTAATCCTGTGCTTGTGTGTGCTTGCGTAAATGTAATTGTCAAAACTGGTGGTGTTCCAAAACTCCCATCATATCCGGAAATACTATTTGTCCATAAACCAATATCGGTTATGTTTGAAGGCATGTTTTCGCTTTCTCCGTCAAGCACAAAAAAGTTTTTCTCAAGAGTTGAATATTTTTTCTCTTGCAAACTTGGCTTTTTTAGGTTTGCCAATTGCGCAAAAGATTGAATATCACTAATAGAAAGAGTACTGTCTTTCTTTGCAGTTACGTCTACGGCTCCATATTCGATTATTGTATTCGTTTTCATTCAATCAACTCCTCGCAGGCATTTTTGCTGTAAAGTTAACTGTTAGGTTTTTGAAATATGGCTTGTCATTTTTGAACGCATACATTTCATCGCTTACATTTGAGAAATACGCTCTAAACGTGAAATTCCCTATTTCTATATCATGAAACTCCTCTGCCTCTGTCAACTTGTTGTAAAGCCTATTGTATTCAGAATAATTTGCATCTGTTTGCTTTGCAAATTTTATGCTTTTGTAATTAAAATAAACACCAATAAGTTCTCTTTTTAAGTCTCCATCTTCTGTTCTTTCTGCATACTTGTCTAGAAAATCAGCATTCCTTTTTATTCCCACCAATACAGGGATGTTATAAATTTCATCGTCTATTTTCAAAAAATCACTCCAAACGTCCATCAATAAGCACCCCCAGTTATAATTTTTGTTCCGGCTCTTTTGCTTTCTGCATCCAATTCTGGTTTTATTGCTCTAACCAATTGAGACATAGTTCCATCAAATTTAATTGTAATGTCTTGTTTAATATTCCCAATTTTATCGGAAAGTGATTCTGAAAATTTTACAACATCTTCTGTAAAAGAAGGCATATGCTCTGGTCCATACAATCCCATTTCTGCTCTTGTAGGCATTTGAACAACATCTGATTTTTCGAGAAGTGGTATTTGACCAATGCTAACATGACTAATGTTTCCGCCCAAGGAATTAATTGCGTCAATTAACCTGTTAAGTTGGTTTTCAACTCCTTGCAAAAACGTATTTACAAACCTCAATATTGCATTAATTTTTGTTCTAAATATTGCAGAAATTGAGTCCCAAATATTAACAAAAATATCCTTAAACCTGTTCCAAGCTGTTGTCCAATCTCCCCTAGCAAGCGCATCTATAATATCTATAAATGCAATTACATTTTCGTTAAAAGCATTAATGGTTGTGTCAACAGTATCTAAAACTTCTTGGCTTGTGTCCAGTACGTCAGTATAAATTTTCTCTCCTGTTTTTCCAAATAGTCTCTCAATTTCTGGTGTTTTTTCTCGTAAATAATCTATTCCTGCTTGTGTTTCGTCTTTTATTTCGTCCCAATGCTCAATAAATTTTCCTGTCAATATTACTAATGCACCACCAGCTATAATAGGTAGATTTCCTGTTGCAACTCCAACACCAACAACTGCTTCTCCAACATCTGCAATAGTTTTCCCTAAATTCTCAAGACTGGGATCTCCAGAATATTGTTTTAAATCTTCTACTCCATCTACTACTCCTTTTATAGCAACCCCAATCCCAACTGCTTTTATCAGTGACAATTTAGTGGCAACTAATCCTAAATCAGAAGCAAAGGCTGATAACTTTAATGCTCCTATTGTCGAACCAATTAAAATTAAAGATTCTTTAACTTTGTCTGCATTATCCGCCAACGATTCAATCCATTTTGGTATTTTAACATCCTCAAAATCTCCTAAATCAAATGAAGGAGCAACAAAGCCATTTCCTGCTCCACCAGTTGCATTTTTGCTCAATATGTCTAATTCGTCAAAGCTTGCTAAATTGTTTTTAATTTCATTTGTGCTTTTTGCTAAACTTCCTGCGCTTTTTGACATTTTTTCAAAGTCTTTTGCAGATGCAAATATAATTTTCCCAAACCATGCATTTGATAAATAATTAACGTATGTCATTATTGTCGCAATTAAGCTTACTATCTTTTCAAGTATTGGCGCAAGTCCATATGTTAACGCAAATCTTATATATTCCAAATCTTTTGCGTATTGTTCATTGTATTGTGCCCATTCACTTGACGCCCTTCTTAATAATGAATAAGCAGAGCGAACGCTTAATACTGCCAAAGCTAATTTCCCTACTTTTTTAATGGAACTTGATATTCCTTTTTCAATTTCTCTTACTGCATCCGATTGCTTTTTGAAATTTATTGTTTCTACTTTTCCTTTCAATTTTTCCACAGATTTAAGAGAATTTTCGTATTGAAACCTTGTTTGAGCAACTTTGTTCCTTAACGAAATTTGTGTTTTTTCTGTTTCTTTTAATTTTTCTGATAATTCAGAAACTGCTTTTGCGTCTGCATCATATTCTTGTTGAAATCTCTCTACTTGTAATGGTCTCAAATTAGATTCTTTTGCTTTAGCCAAATATTCTGCTGACACTTTTGCTTTTTTTGAAGCCAAATCAAGTTCTTCTGATAATTTTCTTGCTTCTTCGTTTACTCCACGTAATTCTCTTTCATAATCTCTTGTTTTTTCGTTTAGAAGTTCTTGTTTTTGTTCTTCACTATCAATTTTTCTTTCCAAATCTGATATTTGCTTATCAAATTTATCTGTACTTAATTTAGTACCAATAGTTATCCATCCGTCCATTTTTTCACCTCACTTCACTTTGAAGTTCATTTGTTGAATAAAATGTTCAACACTTTCTTCCTGTTCTTTGGATAATTTAGGCGCTTTCTTCTTTAATGCAACTGCATTTTTTTGTTTTCTTATTTGTTCGAGTGTTTTTGTATCTTTAATTTCACTTGTATCATAAGTTCTTATCTCTCTGACGCGATTTAACACGCAATCACATTTTAAACCATTTAACAAGTCCATAAACTCCCACCAGTGCATTTCTGTATTATATATATCAGGTATTCCATAATCAGTATAAAAGCTTGCTTTAATATAAGCTTCATCTTGTTCATAATCCATGTCTTTTTCAGAACAATCCAAATTTGTTTCTTTGCCACATGAAAGATAAAATAATGCTTTTTTAAGAAGTTCTTCATAATCTTGCGGATTATTTAGTCCATCTTCTCCAAATAATAAATATATAATTGCAAGCGCTCTTTCTTCGTCGCTTATATCATCTTGCGAAACTTTTTGGCACTCTATGGCGGTTTTAAAGTCTGTGTTTATTTTATATTTTTTCTCTCCAATTTTTGCATATTGAGGATATTTTGTCATATAACATTATTTCCTTCGCTCTTTTTGTATTTTTCTTTTATGTTTTCAATAATTTTTTGAGAAGTGTTTTTCATTGTCGGAATAACTTGCGTTAAAACATCAATAATATCATTAAACATTAAGATATACGGCTTTCTGCCATGCAATATCTTTCTTGTTGTCCCATCCCCAAACAAATCATCAATTGTTTTTTCCTCTTTATTTAGAAAGTCCATAAATGCTTCTCTTCTGGCATTATCAAATTCAGTTGGAAACTCTCCATCCTTACTGCAATTTTCTTCTATTTCTTTTAATCTGGCTTGCAATTCTTCTACGTTATTTTTGTGCCTTATTTGGCATTCATTTGCACGGAATGGAAAATCAATATCCTCTGGATCAATCTCAATAAATTCACCAGTATCGTTCCCTTGTGCATCCTTAATGCCAAATCTTTGAATGCTTCCTTTTTCCAATGCTATATACTCCATAATACCTCCATAAAAAATTAGGGATTGAGTGTGTCCCAATCCCCGTAATTAATTACTAAATTGATGCAGATGGTGTGAATGATGGAACACCGCTCGAAATTGTTACAGTTCCGTCAACAGGGTCTCCGATTGAAATAAATTGTATATTCAATTTCCTCACCACTATAACTATTAATTGTAATTAAGCAATCGCTTTTCTTTGCAGGGTAATTACCATCGCTACCACCCCAAGTATCAACCTCAAGAATGTGAGATGCACAATTAAGCTTGTCTCGCAAAGAGTTAATATAAATAAATTCGTCATCATGCTTGTAACATTTTTGAGTGATGCTCAATTGCTTTTGGTTGCTCTCATGGTCTGACCTAGCAGAATCTTCAATGATCCATTTTTCTGTGTTTACTTGTGGATTGTATGCAGTGCTTGCTTCGTTTATGCCAATACCAATTACTTTCCACGTAGCCGTAGAACTTGGTGTCGTGTCTAAAAACTTAATGTATTGACTTCTCTTAATTTTTTCGATGTCACTAGGAATAACAGCTAATCCCATTTTATTTCCTCCTTTACTTTCCAAAATTCTGAATATCTTTTGCTGTTTGAGGCTCAATAAAACCTTTTTCGTTTAGATATACAAGTTGTTCCTTCGTTTGAACGTTAACGTCATCATTTTCATCATAAAAAACTCCGTTTAACGAAAAACTTTTAATTGCTTTTACAGATTTCATTGTGTCCCCCTTTCTAAATAGATGACGGCTGACTGCTATCAATAATATAATCAACCTCTATCTGTATGTCAAATTCGGCCGTATTTGTGGTTGCGTTATTCATGCTACCACAATTTAGGCATTTTATTTCTTGAATGCCGTTTATTTTAGGCAATATGCCATTCTCGTTGTTGTATCTTATAATTTGTTCAAAAACCTCGAAAAACCCAATATTAATCAAATTGTTTAGTGTGTCTTGTGAATAATTGTTTCTACTCCTAAATGAATATACATCTCTATGTATTTCATTTCCAGTTATCCAAGTTTCCACCTTAAAATCAGTTGGTATTTTGTCAAGAGAATAGTTTTGAGGATCAGCAGATAGCATATTAGCATTAATCGAATACCTTGCATCAGTTAATAACGTGTCAATAATTGAGATTAAATATTCTCTCAATTTTGTTATTCTTAACGCATCTGTATTAACAATACTTGTGTTAATATTAGCCACCCGCTTTACCCTCCTTTATTAACGTAATCTTGAACTTCTCGTACAACAACTTGCATTTCAGCACTAACCATTTTTTTATCCCAATACGGACCAGTTCCGTGGAGTTGTATAATTCTCTGGATTTATAACATGAGTGCCATCTTCTCTCATACCCTTGTATTGGTAATGAGCATAATTGCTCTCATAAGTTATACTATCAGCTGTTTTATGAATTATACCTCTTAAGTCCCCTGTATCTTGTGGAATATATTTATCCATGTGCTTTGCACAAGTATCTGTGAAAAACTTTTGGACTCTACCATTTGGTTCTATTCCAAGATTAATCTTAATTTCACTTATAGGCTTTAACATATTAACTACCACCTAAATGTATATGAGGGTTGTTCCCATATCTGTTGTCGGTCTTTGATGTGATATTGTATGCATTTTGCACGTCAGATTGCGTTTTTACGGCAATTTGAACATTACCCTTGCAAACTATATCTCCAATTTCAAAATTGGATATATCAAGGTTTTTGTTCGTTTCGTAAGGTATTCTTACTTCAATTCTATTATTAAACTGATACCCGTCACGAACTACACTTCCTTTTGCATCGTAAACCCACGCGTGAGGATAATAAAATCTAGTCCATGTTTCAAGCCTTGTGGTTTCATCTAATCCTTTATGGAATACTGTCAAATCAGTGTTTGTTATCATATTCACACCCCGCAATACAAGTAAGGTGTTCCGTCTTCTAACTGGCAAGTTGCAAGATAGTCTCTTATGATTTCGTCACATTTCTTTTTGTCATAATCCAAATCTCCATAAGTTACGCTATACCCATCAGTGTTCTCACTCGTTATATTTCCCTTGTTTTCGCTTAGAAATTCAACAAGCTTAAATATACAAGCTTTTACTTCGGTAATTTGATTTGGAAGATTTTTGAGTCTGTTCAAAGTTCTTTCATCCACTTTTCTTCTTGCCATAAGTTCTATCAAATTAAAAGGCACTTCGTCTAACTTGCCTCCCAATTGTTTGTATTCGGCATAAGTTAAGTATTGTGAATTAAAATTCATACGAAGCGCCCTCCTTTATTATAGGCTTGGTGTAGAACCTGGTACTAATGCAGCAAATGGGAATTGTGTCTCTGTTCCATCAATTGATGTTACTGGGTTAGGTATAGCTGTACCAATTCTAAATGTTACTCTAATTGCCGACATATCTTCTTGCATTAAATTGTAAGCAATAGAACCATCTGGATTTTGAATTACTCCCTCATGGAAAACATCGAATGTAACATCTTGTCTGATAGAGTAAACTGCTTCGTTAAAATCGCCTGCGATTAATGTTGCAACTGTTTTATCCCAAGCTCCATTATCAACAAATGCTCTATTTAATGAACCAATTTCTGTGGTATTAAGTGGTTGACCTGTTGTATCTGTCATCATTCTAAATTTGCCTTTTAATCCTACTCCGCCCAATAATCCAGTTACTTCAAAGCCACTTTCTTCAACCAATGTCATTGCATCGTTAATATCTTTATAGAAATTGCTTGTTTCAGTAACTGATTTTGCTTTTGAAATAATATCTGGAACAATACCATCTCCAAAAGATGCAGGTGCATCAATTCCAAATAAAATTGCTTGGTCGATTTTTTTACCGATAGCTTTTGCTAACTCTGGTTTTACTTGTGCCCAAATATCTGTATCAGAATCGGCAATAGTTGTATCTTTTACAGGAACAATTACAGCCAATTCTTCAGCTGTCAAATAAACATCTTTCCAAGCCATTTTTGTAGTATTTTTTCTTCCATTGTTTGTTGTTTCTGTTACCCAATAAGCTACTGGTAAGCTATCAACAACTTTTAATCTCATTTTGTCCGATGTCATGTTTGGTAATCTTCTAAATAATTGTAATACTTTTGAATATTTTTGAGCCTCTTTAAAAATTTCTTCCATAACTTGCTCTGGAATTAATGCAGAAGCATCTGTTTTTGAAATCATATTTGCCATTTTAATCTCTCCTTTTTATTTAATTTCCACGAATTAAATTATTAAAATAATCGTTTGTGGTGTTTGTTTGTATAACTCCACCATTCAAATTGGGTGCTGTTTGCACCTTTTTAATTTGCATTTCCCCAAAATATTGAGGATTATTTTTCTTAAACTCTTTTAATGCTCTGTCAAAATCAACTGTTTCAGTTACGTTTGCTAAAACCTTTGTAGTAACAAACTCACTAAACTCTTTTTTTACATCGCTACTATCAACCTTGATTTGTGCATTTAATCTTTCGATTTCTTTTGTAAGTGCACTATTTTGATTCGTTAGCTCCGTGTTTTGATTCGTCAATTCGTTAATCTTTTCTCCATCATTTTGGCTTGATTTTTTCCACGCAAGAAACTCCTTGTATTTTTCATCTTTTTGCCAATCTGAATTGGCTTTTCTAACGCCAGCATTAAAAGAATTGTCTAAATCTTGTTGCGTAAATGTTTTTTCAACAGTTTCTTCTTTTACTTCTCCATCCGTTGGGATGTCTTTGTTATCTTCCATAACAATTCTCCTTCTTTATAGCCATAAGTTAGGCTTTTTATTCCGCTTTTAGGTTAGCGTTAAACCAACAAAAAGAGCCACAGATTATTCATCTTGGCTCTTTGGCTCTAAATTTTTTATTTCAATTTCAACTTCTTTTTTGCACCTTTTACAGTACAAAATAATTTTGCCTTCTTCATATCTCGCCAAAAGCTTGCCGCATTCACATTTTATGTCCATGTTTAGCTCCTATTCTTATAATAACATAATTATTCTACCGTGTCAATTTTCTTTCTGCTTTTTTTCTTTGGTTTTTCTTCTTTTGTTTCACGTGAAACATTTTCTTCTTTTTTCGGCTCTTCTTCTTTTATTTCTTCGACAATCTCAATTACTGCATTTGATAATAAATATTCTGCTCTTTCATACGAAGTCACCCACTCATCACCTGCTTTAGGATAAACATCTCTTTCTGCATCTTTAATACCTTCAAATCTTTGTAATGCTCTTACCCTTACTTCCATTTCTTTTTCCTCCTCATATCTTGATTTCCCTTTTGCCAAAATGTCAGCATACTTGTCTTCCAAATGTTCAAACTTAAATTTTGGCACCTTTTTTATATTTTGCACAATATGATCAATATTGTTGCAATCAAAATTCATAATGTATGCGTTCACGCCATCTTTCACGCCGATTTCTTCTAAATACGGAAGTGGCGTTACAATTACAGGAATGTTCCTGTATAGTGCCTCATTGATTGCATAGGAACACGCCTCTGTGTCACTCAACTGCACTAAATAATCTGAATCTTTTAGCCACCTTGACACATCAAGTCTGCTCTTCATGAATATTATGTTCGGATTATTGAACGTGTCTGTTTCATTCGTAAAAACATACCAAATATAGTTTATTCCAGCATTGTCTAACGCATTTGCAAGCTTAATCATTCTGTCTTTTCCCTTAATTTTGCTCAATCTGGTTGCACTAATTAACTTCAAGCAAGGCTCATCTTCTTCTATTGTGAGAGGATTGTAACCATACGTGACGTTTTCCAATCCTGTTATTCGCTTGAAACTTTCACATATATATTTGGTGACGCCAACATATAACTTAATTCTATCATCTGTCGGTGGTTTACACGGATATGCAGGATTTTCGTAATCTCCATGAACTACTTGTATTATTCCTTCGTCTTTCTTTGCATTTTCTTTCCATATATCAGATGTGATGTAATCAATAATAGATGTATCATAATTAATTATCGCAACCTTGCAATTAATTTTCTGGTTTGTGTGTTTGTACGCTCTGCAAAATCTTTTCACCCTTTGTAGTTGATTTTGATGTGCTGATTTGTATACTACCGCGATGTCTCTGTCCTTATATTTCTTGACCATTTCCCATATAAACGTCTCAACTCCGCCAATTTCGCTAAAATCTCTGATATATAATATATTGTCATGCACTATGTCCATAAATCCACCCCTTTACCTTGGTATTTCATATAACCCATGTATGGCTTGGTCGCACAGGCTACCCGCTCTTGGATAGTTGTAATGGTATCCAACAATTCCAGTAAATTTATGCGTGGGGTTCTTTTGCTCTAAATCATAACTCAAAAACCAATCCTCTGCCCAACGCCTGTCTCTGCACCTTGTGCCACCCAAAAATTCTCTTCTGATAAATCTTGCACATCCGCTTCCCATATCTTTATATGTTTGTTCCATAAATTTCAAAATGCTTCCATCGTTTCTTTTTAAATCCATAAATACTATGTCAGTTCCGTCTAATTCGCTCATTGCTTTTTCATATTCCTCTGTATACAGAAAATCATCGCTATCTAATTGATTAATGTATTCACCTTTTGCATTATCATATCCTACATTCTTCGCATTTCCAAGACCTTTATTTACTGGAATTGTAATAATCTTCGCATTTTCTTTTCCTTTGCAATATTCGCGTGCTATTTCTGCTGTTCTGTCAGTTGAACCATCGTCTATAATAATAATCTCAATGTCTTTTCTTTTTGGAATGCTTTGCAATGCTGTTTCAACAAATTCTTCTCCGTTGTATACAGGAATAATCAGGGAAACTTTATACATCTAACCACGACCCTTCCATCCAGTGTTTCGCATATCCATTTATATCATTAAACCAAGCGCTTGGATACACGGTAAAGCCATTTATTTCTTGCGTTTCGTCTTTCATCCTGTCAATTCCATGTTTTTCGAGAATATTGCTCATGATTTTCGTGTTTGTGTATTCTTCAAAGTCTCTATCCTTGTAATAATCCAAAAATTCCTTAATAATCGGATTACCTTTTTCTGCTCCCATAACAGCAGTTGCAGGATATCCTAAAGTTTCAAATCCAGTAAATGCTTTATTCATCAGAAGTTTGTCAAGCGGTAATTGCCTTCTTATTTCAACATCTGTGTCCATATAAATCCCGCCACATTCATTTAATGCATAAAGCCTAGCAACGTCAGAAGTAAATGAGAACTTGCCAGCCATGTAACTTTGTGTTACAAACTTATTATAGTTTATTGGGAAATTGTCTTCATTCCATTCCTTTAGCTCAAAATTCGGTAAAAACTTCTTCCAGCTTTCCATGCAATATTTAATTTTGTCAGATTTTTCTCCTTTTCCAAACCATACGTAATGGAGCACTTTTGGTATCATATTATCCCACCCTTACTCTTCTATATCCACTTACTGTCATTCTAATATTTTTCGGCTTTAACCCACTCTTTTCACATAGTTCCTTATATTCTCTGTTCAACTGCGATATATTCCTTTGGCAATTTCCTACTGTTTCCATATCTCCCATTTCTCTAGCCATAATTTGTCTATCTTTTTGTTGCCTTACCCTCGTTTCTATTCTTCTTTGCATTTGTGTTCCTTCGTATAATGTATGATGCTTTCCATTTATTTCAAACCCTTTTTGATTTTCCTCTTTAATCTTGTCAAGTTGCTCTTGTGTATACTCTGGTCTGCTAACTCCTAGCACAATGCTAAATATATAGTGATAGCAATTTAAGGTAGAAATTGGTCTATCTAGTTCATTATTAAGCTTATCAAATTCCTCATTACTGTATTGGTGTCCTTGAATATCCTCATGATCTGGTGCTGGGTGTTCATGTACAGATATCTCGATACCATCAGCACCATATTCTTCGCCAAATTGTTTTTGTAATTCATTCGATAATGTCCTAACGCCATCTAATAAATTCATCCTAATTTGCGTGTCTGCTCTTATACTTCTACCGCTCTTAAAATCAATTACTCTTGTTCCTGTTGGCTTACCTTGTTTATCTACTCTTATCCTCATGCCTTTTTCAGTAAGTTGTTTCATTGACTTTCTCATAATCTCATTGTAAGTCTGTTTCCCTTGATTTACTGATAGGATTGCCTTGTCCAATACCTCTTGATATATCTTCCCAATAGGCACTAGCTTGTCATCTAATACATAAGCCGTACTATTCATAATATTTCTATATGAATTTGCGGTAATCTTTGCAATTGCATTTACTTGACTTTGTAATACTTTATTTTGTGTATATGGAACGAATTTAACCTTTTTAGCTATATAGAATTGTCTTGCAAACTCTTGATTTTCAATAGCAGTTTTCTTAAATATATCGTATATATCTTTTACACTCAAATTCGTAATACTAGACAGTTGCCTTGCTATTTTGTTCATGCCTTCTCCATATAATATCATTTGAGCCAGTTTGTGTGCTTGCGATGGTGTAAGTGTGCCAATATATTTAATTTGCTTTCCAATTTCCGTAAGTATAGTTAAGTTTAAATCTTCTATTCTGTCTATTAATTTCTCTACTAGCCTTTCTTGCATTTCCTCTCTTAACATTTAACCACCTACTCTTCAATTGGCTCTTCTTCTTGTTTTAACCCGGCTATCTCTCTCATCTTCTGATTTGCAACTTCTTCTGTTTCCCCTAGTATTCTTGCTCTATATTCTGCACCACTGATTAACTCTGCATTATACTCTCTCAATGCTCTAATACTCATTGCCTCAATATCCTCAATTACGCCATCGTCAAATTTAATAGCCATATCGTCGGTATTGATATTATAATTTCCAAACTTACTCGATGCATAGCATACCGCTTTTACCAAATCATAAATAGCACTTTCATATCCAATTTCTAGCTTTTTCTTTCTTCTTGCCAGCTTTGAATTTGAACTCATTACAGCAGTTGCAGTTGTTAAATTTACACCATCGAAGGTATAGAAATTGTCTCCCAAGCCTACCTTGTTACTCAAAATGTTAAGGTTTGCATTTAATGTTTCAATCTGTTGTGCAGTTCTTAAATTATCCGTGTCGCTTTGAATTAAATCGTCTTTATTTACGCCAGAAGGCAAAACATAAATATCAGTGTCTTCTGGATCAAATGTTAGTCTCTGTACGCCATCATCGTAATTCAACATTTCTGCTCTTACAAATGTTCTACGTCTGCCGTCTTTAATCTCATTCTTTAACGCGTCAAATGACAAATCTACGGCTTTTAAGTTATCAATAGCATTTGCATAATGTGGAATACCAAAAGGACTATTTTCAAACAAATTATTTGTTAAAAGTGGCTTAAAAATACTAAACCATTTTACATTTGAATTTGTCTTAAATACTGTTTCGACATCTTCCTGTTGTTCTTCTATTAAATTTCCGTTTGTCTCCGAGAATAAATGATTATAAATAACATATTCACCATTATCATCTAATTTATGGACGGAACAAACAATATACTTTTTGCCTTTAAAATATTCTACACTTCCAAAAGCACACTCTGTAATTTCCTTGTTGTTCCATGTCAACGGGTAGATAAAATCAATATCAACAACGTCTACCCTTGTTTTTGCATCCGAAACATCAAGAACCATTCTATCCTCATCTTTTATAATGTCATACACACTTACAACTGTTGCTTCTGTTCCTAACGCACCAGACTTTTCGATGGCTTGATTAATAATGACGTTTAAATTCAACTCATCTAATAAATCATCAAATTGTTTCTGTGTTTCATCATTTGGCATAGTAATTTTACATTTTTCACTCCAAAGAATATCACTCCAAGATTCGCTAATTTCTTTTGCCATATTCATTGTGAAACGTGTCTTGTTTACTTTCCTTTGCCCGTTATAAATATAGTAATTGTGAAACTTTCTTACATTTCCACGATACCAACTTCTCCATTGCGTGATATATGTTTCAATAATATCTTTTACATCTGGATTGTAACCATATCTTGTTTGTAAAAATTCTTCTAATTTCATTTTTTCACCCCTTAATCTGATAATTTATCGCAATAATATTTATTTTGAGTGGCAACAGCCCACTTACCATCATAAAAAGTTATTGATAAACTAGTGCAACTTGATACATCTTGTCCGTTAATCTCAAATTTCCCATTCTTACTATCAATAAATATGCTTTCTAATTTCATTCTTTCACCTCACATCTGCAATAATTTGCTAAGCCAATAGGTTCTTTTGCGTTGTCTTTCCCATATAAAATCTCTTTCTCCATTTTAAGTGCTAATTCTTCCATTGCATTCTTGCATAAATCCTTTACTATTTGTCTTACAATTTTCTCTTCTCTTTTTTTCTTTTTTATTCTTTTATTCATTCCACCCTCCTAAAATTATTATGTAAATTTTAACCTACTTTTTCAAAGTGTTTCCTCGGGAATTTTTGATACTTTTTCAATTTTATTACATATAAATTCTTTTAATTGCTTATTTATCAATGTGTACATAATATCGCTATTTTATTTGTCTAACCAGTTTATCGTAAAACGGAAAAACGGAATATTCAAAAGCATCCAAATCATCAATTGGTGTTGTGCCATCATCAAGCCTTGTATCTGGTTCTTTGTCGCTCCACACAGCTTGTTCATATGCTTCGATTAAATATTTGCATTTTCTTAATATAAACCTCCTAGCTTGCCCAAACAATTGGCAATCTAGCAATATTCTGTCTTTGACTTGTCCTTTAATACAATCTTGTACTTGAATAGGAATACATTGTTGTTTCAAATACTTGTTTAATCCATATGTTAATACTTGCCCCAAAGCGCCATAATCTCCAAAAGCATGAGTTACTTTACCATATTCTCTTACTATTTCCTCGTAAAATTCTATAAAGGCTTTGTACATATCTTCTGGGGAATGCAATCCTACCATTTTCTTTTCTCCAATTGTCCACACTTCCTTAAACATTGTTGTTATTCCTGTAGCTTTAAATTCTGTTTCTCCTTTTGTAGCGCCATAGTCTATTCCAATACTAATTAGCATAAAATTAATCTTGTTCCCATATTCGTCTATTGCTTCTTCTCTAACAAATATATTAGGATTATCTGCAAATTGCCTATAAATTAATCCCTCTGCATTGCATGCTTTCCCCAATATGTATCTGTCATAAAAAACAGTTCCCTTATATTCTTTACAAAGTTGCTTAACATACTCTGGTGGTAGAAATGGATTATCAAATATCGTATATCTTTGCAAATATATATCAATGTCGCTATTTATGAAGTCTTCTAGCCAATGATGTAAATGTTGTGGGTTTCCAGCAAAATCGCATACCGAATATTCAAAACTTAAACGAGATTTTAGAAGCTGGAATACCTCTTCATTAATATCATACGCCTCGTCGATATACAAATACTTTATTCTTGGTCCTCTAAACTTCCTTACCCTGCCTATGTTGTCTGCCCCTATACAATATACCTTTTCTCCAAGTATCATGCTTGTGTTATTGCTTGATATATCCGTTACCGCTCTTCCTCCATAGATCTCTTGCAATGGTTCGATGATATTTCTCTGTATAGTTTCCTTCGAAACGCCAACGATAAAGTTTAATCCTTTTTTCCCTTTTCTTTCTTCTATTCTAGATGGTATAACAAACAAAGTATCAACATATGTTTTACCACATTGCGTTGCACCGACTTTCCCGTTCCATCTATGTGTTGCATTTATAATATATTCTGCTTGCTTCTCGCTTAATTCAATCTCTTTCGTATCTATCATTTACTGTTTTCCTTATCTTAACAATAATATCACTTGCGTTAGTAATTGCTTCTTGATCTTCAACATCTATAATCTTGTCTCTCCATTTATCTGGCTTTCTATTTTTTAACCAAAATATTTGTGCAGTTATATCTGGTGGTACATGTACTTCATCATACCCTGTAACCAGTTCCTCATATTCTCTAATCTTTCTACCGCTTATTTCATCATATTCAACTTTCTTAACCTTAAAAACTTTTTTAACAGTGGCGTTATACCCAAGGCACTTTTTAAGCAAGGCGTTCTCTACTTCTATATCAACAACTTCTTTACCTTTTTTTAACGCCTCTACAATCTCTAAATGCTTATTCTTGTAATTATAAAGAGAAGCCGTGCTTATTCCCATGTTTTTAGCAATTTGCTCATCATTAAGTCCGTCTCTTGCCCACGCTTCAAGCAAGGTAAGTTTATCTTTTTCAAGCCACTCTTCAGCCTTGCTCTTTGCCATATAATCACCTCTTCCTTTTACTTATAGCAATAGCTTGTCCTTGTTTAACAGCTTTACGTCTCTGCTTATATATTTTACCAGTTTTCCCATATCTATATCCGCCCTTTACTTTTCTAACAGGCATTTTCTCACTTCCATTTTATCAAAATAAAGAAAAAAGAGCAATACTCACACAATATCGCTCTTAAATTCTTCTTTTGAATAGTAATTCTCGCATCTAGTAACGATAGTGTCACTATTTACCTTACTTTCTGTTTTTATTAATTTTCTCGTTAACTTCATTCCGATACATTCCTTGCAAAACTTACACATTATTTTTGGATATTCCATAAGCTTCGCCCTCTTTAGTATACTACATTTGTAATTTTTCGTCAACTAATAGCTTATTAAATTTAATTCAATAATATTTTTTATTAATTTTTGATGAAGTTTTCCTTCAAAATCCCAATAACTATCAGTTAATGGGTGCATATTCATGCGGTCACTCCTAATATTAAAGCTAAAATACCTAATACAAGTGCAATAATTATAATAATTTCAATAAAACCTTTATTATTTTTCATATTTTCACCTTATATTCCTAAATCTTCAAGTGAATATTCTCTATCTAGTTCCATACCTTTATACATTGTGCCTTTTTTAAAACGTGGCAAATTAGTGTATGAATCGCCTTTTTTTAGGTATATTTCAATCCATTCTTTGTCAGCACCATATCTTTTGTCTATATAGCCTATTTTGTTTTTCCACGGTCTAATCACAAAACTCAAATACTCTTTTTCTTTCTCATCTAAAATAGATTTAGGTGGTATGTATTCTATATATGTTGGGATTTCCACTTTGCAAAATTCAAATTCTGATAATTTTTGGTCATCAAACCAACCTGTCAGTTCATCGCTATACCAAACATTATCGTTTTCATCTTTACTTGCTTTTATAAGTTCATAATTTGTTGGTGTTTTTATTTTAGTTCCAATAGGGAACTCATTTAATTCTTTTTCAGTTAGTTTCATTTTTACCCTCCTTAATTTTTTCATTTTTAAGTTCGATGCCTTTGATAAGTTTCGTCCCAAAATCTTTATATGTTTCATATCCACCCTTGTAACCACTTATTATCCATAATTCCTCATATAAATGTGATTTTAATTGTTCTACCAATTCTTTATTTTCGTAATAACAATAAAAGACATCTTTTTCAATTCTGTTATATTGCATAATACCTTCTTGTTGAGGTGTATTTGTTAAATATTCAACTTCAACTCTATAAAATGTCTTAAATGCTGTTTGCTGTTGTGTTACTGCTGTAATTCTAGCCAAGTCCTTATCATTACTTTCATTGTAATCTATATATCCATGCAATTCTAATATTGTAATAGGAATAACAATTATAGCTGTAAAAAAAATTATACCTAAAAACATAAATAACAAATTGCAATTATCAGCTTCATCTGATAAATAAAAAAACACTACTGTTAAAATAAAAATAATAACTTCTAAAACTATTGTTAAACCTATCATAATCAATTCCTCCTTTTAATATCTTCTGCCACACGTTGGGCAATATTGGTTTCTTTCTAATTCATATAATGTGGGATTAGTTTTTAACATTTCTCTGAATACAATACCAAATAAAATGGTTATTGTAATAATTGTAATAATTAATGCAATTAATGAAACACCTCTTGAACTCATCTTTCATCCTCCTTTGCTTTATTAAAATAATATTCTTTGACACATTTAACACAATCTATTTCTTTTTTACAAATAGTAGCACCTTTTTCAAGAACACAATTGTTAAAAGCAATGTCGTTATCTAAATCTTCTGCCATTAAATCTATAACTTCTTCTAGTTTTTTATTCTTTTCTTTTTCTTGATTATATAAATTTAATAATCCTCTTACCGCCCACATGTGCTTATCTTCTACGAGCGTGTAAAATTCTTCTTCGTAAAGTTTTCCAGCTTTTTCAAGCATATCTTCTAATATATTTATTATTTCTTCTTCATTCATATAATCACCCCCATTGTTCAGCCATAGCTTTTGCTATTCCAGGAAATGTTTTGCTTCTAATTTTGCTTCTTTCTTCTGCTGTTTTCGCTTGCTTTAATGCTTCAAAATACCACTTTCCTTGTCTTTTTCTTTTCCCAGTTTTTTTGTCTATCCACTCAAAGAAATCTCCCTTTTCAACAATATTTGTTGCCTTTAATTCTGGCAATCCTTTTAACCATAAGCAAGTTGCTTTCGTATATTTGTCGCCAAACATATAAGGATGAATTATTTGATTTGGTTTTCTGTATTTGCTACTCATTATTCCAATTGGATTTTCTATTGCAATTTTGTCACAATTGGCATTTGCAAACTTCATAAAAAAATCAATACCTTGTTGTTGCCTTCCATCCTTTATTTTTTGTTCGAAATATCTAGCACCACTAACCGCTAAATGTGTACATGGAGGAAAAGCTATTATCATATCCCATTTGCCATTGATTTTATGTTCTATTTCATCACATGTCTTAAAACTGCAATTTCCGTTAAGTAGCGGAATAACATCTTGTTTTATATGCCATTCTGGATGTCCTCCAGAACAATCAATTAAATCACAACTATACGCTTCATGCCCTAATTTTCTAAATTCTATTGTTACTCCTTGGCTTTCTTCACATGCGACTAATATTTTCATATAATCACTCTCCTAAAAGTTCTTGTAAAATTTTTATTTTATATTCTAAAATCCTTGAATCCTCAAGAGCATTTTCTTCAATTGCATCTTCCTGTAAATAGCCTAATATTTCTATTTTCTTTCTTATTTCATCTTTACTTATATAATTTTTGTCGACATAATCTAAATCTAATTGCTTTTCATATTCTTCTAATGTTTTTAAAATGGTTTCTTGTACGGCTATTATTGTATCTGCTTCTCTTAACACATTTTTATTCTTTTTGTTATATTCAAGCCAACTTTTTAGTATTTCTTTAGCTTTTGATAATTCCATTAAATCAACCTCCTACTGTTAGCTAACTTACTTTTTAAATCATTTATAATATCGTTTTGCTCTTTTATTGTCATTTCGTGGTATTCTTTACTTATACTATCTTCTAATGCTTTTAATACTGTATCTATGGCTTTTTCAAATTGTGTTACTTCTCCAATAGTCATTCGGTCAGACAAGCAATTTAAATATTCCTCATCTTTTAATATTTTTTTAGATTCTTCTATTGTCATTATTCCACCTCCTCAGATTTAATTCAAGCAGGCTATAATATCTATATCGCTATCTGTATAATGACCTTCACCATTATAATATTTATGTAATGCTTCTTCTTCGCTATTAGCTTCAATACGACAAGTTTTTCTTTCTTCTATAAAATATTTCATTATTCATCACCAACCTTTTCAACAATACCTGCTTGAATTAAATCGAAGATAATATCAATTCTTGCACCAACATCAAGTCCATTATAATCATCATACTTATCAGCCCCGGAAATATCTTGAATATCGAAAATTATTTCTCTAGGTTCAAAAGTCCCAACAGGATTTACAATAATTGAAGTACTAAAGTAATCATAACAATCATTCGGTACATCTATACACCAAGTATTTTCAATTGTATTTCTAAATCCAAACTTTTCTAATTCTTTCAAATCAACCTCATCTTTTATTTTTAACATTACTCATCACTCCATCCTAATTCTTTGCACTTCATATTTATTGCTTTTAATTCTTGCATATTGAAAGCTTTCCTTATTGAGCTTGTTATCGTTTCAAAAGTATTAAATTGCAGATAGAATCTGACAGCTTTGGTAGCAATCTCATCTTCTAAAAACCAATAAGAAACAATATTGTTATATTTTGTTTTTACATAGCCTAATTCCTCAAAAAGTTTGTCTGCTTCACTCATTATCTTCACCAAACTTTCTTCCACACATAGGGCAATAATTTATCCTAATTACTGTTTTTTTTCCACAATCACACCAACAATACAAAAACAAATCGTCACACATTATATCTATTGCGTATCTACTTTCAATGTATTCTCCATTCATATCTCCTTTGCAATATTTGCATTCACTCATTATTCTTCACCTACTTTATACTCTATATCTGAAAATTGTTCTTTTGTTACTATTGATTTAATATCTATTTCTGTGATTTCGCCCATAGTTTCTCCTTCAATGATTGTTACAGTTTCTAAATTGTCTTTCCATGCACCACCAACGTCTATTATTTTATCTCCATTCACATAATCTTCTACTTCAATTAGGTCTATTATGTTGAATGAATGACTTGCGATATCCTCTAATTCATACTGGTTTCTTTCCTCAATATTTATTTTTTCCAGTATATAATATTGTGCCAATGTTGATATTAGTTTCCTAATCTTCCCATATTTTGTTCTTACATATTCCCCAACTTGTATTTCTTCCATTTGTTATTCCTCCTGCCCTTCTAGCATTTTTAATTCTTCAACATCTTTAACTTGCTTATACCAAATTCCCATTATCCTAATGTAATTATTTATTTCTACTGGATTATTTGGAGTTGGTATTCCATTTTGTAAAGTTTTTATTTCTATATCTTCTATTTGTTATTCCTCCTCACAAAATTCTAACTACTTTTAACAGTACCAGCACAAGAGGTTTGCTCTCTTGCACTAGTACAGTATCTCCTTCTACTACATGGTAGATGAGTTTATTTTCCTGATAAATCAGATATGCGGGTTAGGATTTGCACCTAACATGATAAATCTTTCGAGTTAGCTACTCTCGCATCCGCCATGACATTTATCAAGTATCATGCTCCCTTTACGTCTACCTATTCCGCCACCACATATATTATTTGTCGGATTTTATCCCTTGTTCCGACTGCAACGCCGTCCGCCTAAACGAACCCCATGGGAGCGTCACGCATACACTTACGTATGCCAAAAGAGCTATCCTACTATGGTAGTGCCGTAGGCAAGTAGTCTTTCGACCAACAAGCTACCATATAGCTCTTTGCCCATTTTGTTTTCGACTTGAGGGCACTCTGTCGGAGGGTTTTAACGTCTTGGTCTTGACGTCATATCAGAGTTGGTTTTAATGACTTTTCCTTGTCATTTGGTCAGTTATGATGTATTATAGCACTTGGTTTTAACGTCTTTTCCTTGACGTGTTACTCCTCGCAAATATCTACAATATGATTACATAGCTCTTCTGGAATTACTGCTCTTTCTACTGATCCTTTTAAACCTTGCGTGCCTGTTTTGCTTCCTCTTGGAGCAGATTCATGGCAGCAATCACCATTCTTACACATCGGCTTAAATTGTGGGTTTGGATGATTAGTCCATATATCAGTTGGTTTCATTCTATTATCTCCATATTGACAATACGTTACTGTATATCTATATAAGTCTTTCATAAAATCCATCTTTCTTAAGCCACCCCTTGGATTCTCAATGAAATAATACTTTGGTTTTAATTCTTGTATCAAATCCAAGACGTGCTTATTAGTTTTATCGCAAAACTTAGCATATTCGCTTACTGCGTCTAAATTGCTAGTTTCCTCATTCTTTTTTCTATGATGAGAAATTGCTGCTATCGAATAAGTAGTACAATCTGGACTAGCCCATATCACATCTGGAACACCACTACATAACTTTATAATTCTTTGTGGTGTAAGATTGTTTATATCTTCATATAAAGTAATATTCTCAAAATTCTTATCCCATTCTACGGTATATGTTTCATGCCCTCTGTTTTCAAAAGCCTTGCTAATAGAACGTGTGCCGAGCAAATAACTCTAATACTCTCATTTTTTACTCCTCTAATAAATCACTTAACTAAAATCTTCATCACAAAATCTATATCCTCCAACATTTGTGTCATATTTAAAATCATCAGGATTATTTTCTTTTTGCTTCTCTTCAACAAAATCCAAAAATTCTTGTGGTTTATGTTTTCTCCCATATTCATCTTTTATTACAAAATCTTTATTATTCAAAATAAAATCTTTGAACTCATCAAAATTAGTGTAATATGGTGGCTGTGATTGAAAAGCGAACTTCCAACCAATACTTGACTTACCTAGATGTATCTCATCATATACTTTTACTATTCTCGGTTTCTTTTTAACTGCATAATAATTTGTTCCCATATCTACTCATCTCCTAATAAATCACTTATTTTATATTCTTATTAGTAAGAAAACCGCAAATAATTCCTGCTGTAAATCCAACTAAATATTTAAAACTTGCTGGAACGCTTGCGCCAATCATTCCACCAATTAAAATTGTTACTAATTGCCAAATATTCATCACTATTCATCTCCTAATAAATCAGATATTTTATATTCTTCTCTGCCCTTAATAGATAAAAACAAATCAGAAAACACTTCAAAATTATAGCAATCTTGTATCAATCTTATATAGTTTTTTGAATACCTTAGGAACAAATCGCCTTTGCTATCTCTAAAAATTCTGTCAAACTTACTTGTATTTATGCTTCTCAATATTGTTTTCTCATTCTCGCTTAACTTTATTTTCTTTTTATGTCTTTCTTTATAACTTGTTTTTGGTGGCATTACTTATCATCTCCTAACAATTCTTTAATACTGTATTCTTCTCCGTGGTTGGATAAATTGGAATAAATCTTTTTTAAATATTTCTTTAACAAAAACATCACAATTTTTACAATAATTAGCTAAATAAAGCTCATTAAAATCTGTCTTTCCAATAATAGCCCAATTATCATCTTTTATGCTTTTTAATATAACTTTCTCATCTTCTGATAGAGTTGGTTTAGTTGGTGTATTTAACCATTCTTTTAATCCTTCCATTGATATACACGTTCCTTGGTCACTTATCCAAGCAGTTATTTCTCCTCTAGGCATTGCGTTTATAAAATCTTCTACACTTACTCCATCTTTAAGAAACTTTTCAGCTTTTGTCATACTCTTACCTCCTCTTTTAAACTTTCTTCCCATTCTTCTCTTGATATTTCTTTCAATTCATATTCAATATTATGTTTATCTAATTCTTTTTTAATTTTTTCAAAATCGTTTTTAATCATTTCCTATTCCCAACCCCTCTTTCCAATGCTTCATAGCATCTCAAACATAAATCCCATTTCTTTACAGCTTTTCTGTTCTCGTTTGTCGTATAAATTGGCTTACATTCATTTAACTTGCATACTTTTTTGCATCTATCGCACCTATATAGGCTCTGTGTTTTGTCTTTATAGCAAATCTCAAGTAACATCAGCATCACTCCTACCACTCAAAATCATACTTGAATAGTATTCTCCATAAAGCATCATGAACATGTCAAAATCTAACGTTGCTTTCCATTTCTTTCCGTTTTTTCTGTGAAATACTACTGGAATTTTCCCTTCTTTCGCGTCTCTTGTAGCTTGTTCCAAAGCTTTGTCTATGTTTAGATTCTCAACTCTCTTAACTTCGCAATGTACAAAAGGCAACCCTATTACGTCAGCATCTCCATTAATTCCGGAATATTGTTGCCCTCTTTTTGCGTCAAATCCATATTCCTGAAGTTTATGAGCAAGTTCCCTCTCTCCGCTGGCTTCCTTTTCTTTTGCTATTGATCATTTCTAACTCTCCTTTTTCTTTTTAAAGTGTATCTTGTGTAATGTACTGGTTCTTTAAATCTGTTTTTTCCTGTTTCTGTTTTGCTCTCAATCAAATACCCATCTTCCTTCAAGTCAAATATTCTAGCGCCTAATCTAGCAATACCTAAATCTCTGTAAGCATCAATCCATGTTATACTTCCGAATTCCTTTAAATAATCTAACAATCTTTCAGTTTGTTTCTTTCTCATTTGTACCATCTCCTATATAATTTTTAATATCCATTTTTGTTCTTTCTGGTAACATCATTTGTTTTTCTTTTTCACGTTGTTTCAAAATTGGCATTTGCTTTAGAAATATTCCTTTTTGCACGGTGTCTATTTCTTCAATATCCATCATAGATAATTCTTTCAGGCTTGCCGGATTTCCTAAAAAAAGCTGTAATTCTTTAGATAACTTTGGGAATATTTCGTCTGAATAATAAATACCATTTCTAATTGCGCTTTTCAATTCATTCCACAATTCAACATCTTGCTTTTCGTTTCCCTGATATAATTTATACAATTCATTTTTAACATCTGCAATTGTTGGTGGGAATTGAAACGTATTAATCAAATTTTTTACAGCAATTTTAACAGATTCAACATCACAATCTGCAAACATCTCTTGCCATAAAGTTATGGTTTGTTCTGCCTCTTCTTTTGTTATATTAGCATAAAATCTTGGATACGCAATTTTAAGTATTCCTAAAATAGCTATAACTTCATCTCTTTTCACATTTTGCCCTCCTCCCTCAAAATGTCGAAAAATGGATTGCCACTTTTAATTTGATTCTTTTGTTCAGCTATCTTGGTATTATTCTCCCAAGTTCTAACGCACGCCTTCCAATCTTTCATTTTGTTTTTTCCTACCATCCAACCTTTTGACTCGTAGAAATCATAAAATCTTTGATAATCAATAGAATTATGTCTTTCAAGGCAGTATGCCTTGATTTCTTCAATTGTAGGTACAATAAACTTTTTTTCTTTTTTATTTCTTTTTTCTAACTCTAACTCTATATCTTTCTCTATCTCTTTCTCTAATTCTATATCTATCTTTGGTGGACACTCAGGTGGACATGTGGCGGACAAATGTCCACCCAATAATCTTTGCTGTTGTTTTTTAAATGCTCCGATGCTTTTAGAACCAATCAATTCTTCCAATTGATTAATATATATCTCTCCATTTTCTAATATTTGAATCAGCCCTATTTTTTGTAACAACTGCATTGCAATGGTTACAGTATCAAAATCAATTTTAGTAAGTTCAGCCAATTTTTGATTGTCATATGGAATTAATATGTTCCCAACCTTGCGAATCAATACCCCATTTGATTTTAGTGACTTTAAGCATAATTTTAGGTAAAAATAAGCATAATCTCTCCCATTCGGCTTTTGTTCTTCAAGCCACTCTATCGCATCATTTTCGAAAAAATCTTCTTTTAATTGTAGCCAATAAAATTTGGCATCTTTATCGTACTTTGACATATTCCACCTGCTCTCTTTTGTCCTCCATAAAAACAATAAAGGACTTCACCTATCCTGGAAAATGAAGTCCTTTTTTTGTATATAAAAAGCCTATTAGACTTTTCGTATCTTATTGAATTTATCCAGGGTATCTTTTGTAATTCAATTTTATATTAACATTTTTTTGAAGTCAATCTTTTTTGTATTTTTTTCTTAAATTTTTAAGTCGAGGTTGCCAATACTTTTTATTCGCATGGACTTTCCCGATGACACTCTAGGCACAATAAAAACAAATTGTCTAAATCATCTATCTTTGACGGTGATTCCGAGCGGAACTCTATATGATGCACATGTACTCCTTGCTTGCCACAAAGCCCACACTTGCCTTTAAAAAGATCTTTTATTTTGTCCCTATTTGTTTTACTTATATCTTTTGCTCGTCCTTTTAAAACTGTTTTTGTGGCTTTAGGAAAAGCCATTTTTGAATAATCAATGCTAATCTTAATCACCCCATAAATTAGCCTAACTAGAATAGGCTAGAAAGTTGTAAGAAAGACTGTACAATAAAAAATACAATATATTTATATTAGCTCTTATCTAGTATTGAGTTAATACCGAATTAAAATGGAAGTTCACTTAAATCATCTGTAATTGGTTGAGTAGTTGTTGTTTCTTCTTTTTTGCTTCCACCAAATTCAGCAGTATCAACTATAATCTCTGTTGAAAACATAGTTTTACCATCTTTATCTTCCCATTTTCGTGTTTGCAACCTGCCTGTAAGTGCTATGTATGAGCCTTTTTTAAAGTATTTACTAATAAGCTCTGCGGTCTTATCCCATGCTACGCATCTGTGCCACTCTGTTTTGTCTTTGCTTTCTCTTGTTCCAACACTAAAACTTGCTACCATTTTGTTATCGTTTTTTGTGTATTTTACATCCACATCTTGTCCAATAAATCCTGCTAAAATTACTTTATTCATACTAACCCTCCATCATCATATTTGCTCTATACTCTTCTTTTGCCATTCTGTACCAACTTCTTACTGTAATGTGCATCTCTTGAAGTTGCCTGTATTTCTGGTAAGCCCACGTATTAAAGTCAGTTTTGTTTATGCCAAATTCTTTTGATAACTTTACAGAATTACTTTGAATCTCACTCCATCTCGTAGCAAGTAACCAACTGTCTATACATAGCTCATTCAGTCCATCTAAATCTGTCATGTCTATATTTTGAAATCTTTTCGATATTTCTCTAAACTGCTTAAAATCTTCCTTACATACATCTTCAAATTGACTTTTTTCTGCCATATTTTTACTCCTTAACCTTAATTCTAATACTATCCTTAACATCAGATAACTTAATGTAAGATAAATAGATATCTGGTTTCTCTTCTTTTAATTTTTTAGTGTCAAAAGTTTCTTTTTTAGTAGGTGCTACATAAGTTATACTTATATCTGGTGTTTCTAATTTAATTAAATTATTTTCTCTCATTCCTTCAATAATTTTTTCTTTTAGTTCTTCCTCTTTTTCTTTAATTTGTTTTACTTGCAATTCAAACTCTTTAATTTGCTCAGATATTTCTTTACTTAATTCAATTTCATTTTTATCATTAATAACCAATAACGATTGAACATCCATTTTATTTTCCTCCTTTTGTTTTTGCTAAAGATTCACAAATTCTCATATAATCTTTAATTTTGATTTCATTTATACTATTATATCCAAAATAGCTTAATGTACTTGATACTTGTGCCGTTGTTATACCTTTATTTTCAATTGCTTTTTGTAGAGCTTGTACTTTTGTTTCATCAATAACTTTATCTGATACTTCTTGAACTTGCTTTAATTCTTCATCTGTTTCGTCTTTTTTAGAAAATTCTTCCGCTTCGCTATCGCTGTATACTCCTGCATATGCTAACTTGCACTTCTTGAGTACCGCCCTGTCGAAGCATCTTTTCAGTGCCATCGCGTATGGATAAGCGTTCGTACAATTGTCCTTGCTTACTTCTCCAACTTCGAATACTTCATCATCACAATATGTATAAGTAAGACTATTGTTGTAACCATTTGTTTCAACCTTGAATTTGCTAGGATCGATTTTATTGTCCAAACTGTTATTGATTTTCAGACACCCGTTGTGGCTAATTATTAAGCCTGTGTAACCCATCTTTCCGCTTTTTGTCTCGTTCATTAATATCCAAAAATCGCCTTCTGATAGTCCATACTTTTTACTTTCAATCAATTCAATTGCTTTGTTTTTGGCCTCAATGTATTTTGGGCTTTGCCATACTTCAATATTCTTGTTTTGTTTTCTGCTATATTCTTCCTTTTTTTCTCCAAACATTTCTTTTCCCCCCTAGGACTATATTCTACAACTATAATTAAATTCATCTGCCAATACCCAATCTGGTATTGTCTTCTTGCTTTCTTTTTCTTCAACTTCCCTTTCTATTGCACAATCGATTTCCAAAAGCAAATCATACATTTGCCACATTTTTTCGTGCAGTTGTCTAGCCAAATAATCATTGTCACCAACATATTTCTCAATTTTGTCTTCGTAATATTCTTGTACCTCGTTTCTTGTCATATAATCACCCCTTGACTTTTTCTGACCATGTGATAAAATATAGTAAAATATCTTTACTTATGATATTTAGAACTAAGTTGCTTCCTTTCGCAAATTGGAACTTAGTTCTTTTTTATTGATTCATTCGCTGACTTTTCTAGCAAATCTTCAAAGTTGTCGTCAATCTTTGAGTTAATAATGTCAGTAGTTAGTTCTTCTTCTAATCCAACTAAAATGTTGTAAGTTTCTTCTGTTCTTCCTGCCTTGAGTTCGTTAATTGCATCGCTAATTTCATGCAACATAGATTCTTGACATTCTGTGAATGCCTTGTCTCCTCTTGTTTGCAAATAATCAATCATTCTAGTCTTGAATACCAACGATCCAAACATAATCATGATGATTAGTACTAATGCTCCAACAAATATCCACATAATTCTTCCTCCTTTCTTTTAAAGTCTTGCATTTCTTTGTTATATTTAAGCTCCGGAAATCCTAGAGCAAAAACAACGATGATAAATAAAATTTGGAATCTTCCAATCAATACTGAATCATTTGGATTTGGTTCAAATGCTTCTTGATACGCATGGATTGTGAATAAGCTGTCTAATCCGTTTTCTTTTAGGTAATTCCCTGCAATCACAATAATTATAATTGCCAAAACCATCATTGCTATTGTTACTATTTGATTTTTGAACAATTCTTTATTCTTAATTTTTAACTTCTTCATTTGTAACATCTCCTTTTTCGTTATCAAATTCTTTTGCCAAATCATCAATCATTTCTCTGACTGCTTTTGATAAGTCTTTTCCTTTGCATTGCAAAACAAATAATGCCTTTTTCTTTTTCTTTGCATCAACATTTCTGACGAGCAAGAATTCTTTTTCTTTCATATTTTCACCTCCCAAAACATAATATATTATAATTGTCTACTTGTCAATACTGTCCAATATTTTGTTATTAGACTATTTGTTCTTCTAACAAGTCATAAATCTCATAAAAATTCTCTTCGTATACATTTTCAATTTTGTCTTGTTCTTCATATTCTCTAATTGTTTTTCTTGCATCTTCAATACTTGTAACCACATTAATTATGTTTCCAGCTTCTCTGTCTCTTATTGCAAACCTATCAACTTCATTTTCCCACATTTACCTCACTCCTTTTTTATTTTTAATAGAAAATCAATCTATTTTAAATCTTTTAAGTTGACAACTTCTCTTTTTACAGTATCTTTTTTAAATTCTACTGTATAGTATTCTTGATACTTAATTGAATTAAATACTTCAACCCTATTTTCTTTTGCGTATTTTTCAGCATCTTCTAATGTAACAAATTGTTTTTTGAAATAATTATAAGTTGTTGAATTTAGATCAATTGTTTTTTCGTCTATAATAACAATATCTCCATCATAAAACTCTTGACCTTTCTGTACTTTTTCTACTTCAATTTCCATGTCATAAAAGTAGCAAGTGCATATTCCATCTTTCTTTTTGCTATACATTACAATATTTTTCCCATCTTTGTAATATACGGCTTTGCTGTCCGTATAAAAAGCATCTTTCCTGATTTCACTTAACTTTTTCATTTTTCTCACTCCTTTCTTCTATCTTAATTATACATCGCGTGTATATGCCTGTCAATACATTTTAATAATTTTTTAAGAAAAATTTAAAAAGCTGCTATTTCACTAAAAAAGAGCAAGTATTACTCGCTCTTTTCCAATAATTTTATGATTTTTTCATTTTGCTCAATAATTTTATCCAATTTTTGGGATATATTTTCAGACAAAATTTGGTCTTGTTTTTGAAGATGAACATTAATCTCTGTGTTTGTTTTGTCCTTTAAGTTTAGGTTATAATTTTCTACTTGTAGTAAATTTGCCATTGTATTCAACCAAAAGTAGAAATTACCCATAAACAACCTCCCACGCACACCACATAATCCTATCCGAAGGGTCAAACGTGTCAATTATATATCCATCTTTAATTGCCGTAATATGCCCGTGGCATTGTCACAAGATACGTGCCATACGGGAAACATTCGGCAAATTCCCCAACTGTCATATCCTCAATGCACATTCTATCGTAATTGTCATCAAGGTATTGTTCAACACTTTCAACACTTGAAATCATCAATCCACGTTCTCTAGCATAATCACTTAATTTGCGGTATGCTTCGTCCCATGATATGCCTTCTGCAACACTTACGGCTCTGATAACGCAATCTTCCACATTATTCCCATAGATATTGGCATTGTAATAGATCATATTACATCTCGCCTATCTTCCTTGCGTACTCTTGAATCAACTCGACTTCTTCTTGGTTGTCAGCATCATCTTTAAGCATTCTCATAAATTGGTGAACAGATTTTAACATATAATCAAGTGATTTTATGCTATCTTCTCCAGCACCGTAGTTCCCTCTTCTATAAGATTCTTTGCTTTCTGAATAATTGCCGTACTGTTCGTCCATGTCTTCAATGTAATCATGTCCTCTATATCTTCCTCTGCCACTTCCTGGCACACCACGTCTGCCATAGTCTCCCATGTAACGTCCTCTGCTATCTCTTTGTCTAGCACCATATTCTCCATAGCCGTTGTATCTCATCATTGTATTTTTCCTCCTTTACTTTCCAATAATTTTCATTTTTTAAATCTTTGTGAATGTCTACTAACTTATATAAGTAGTCTACATTCTCTCTTTTAACGCCCTCTGTATCGATAAGCTCATTTATTTTGCTTTCGACTTTTTCAAGCACATTTTCGCTCATTCCTTTTTTCTCTTCTTCCATGGGAACACCCCCTAAATCCTAGCGATATTGAAAGTCGCATTTGTAATTATAGGGATTTCAGTTTCGATTGGCGTTGCTACGTCGCTTGGCGTAACCACACTAGGTACGCTCCTTACACTTAGTGAAGTTGAGCCTCTTCTGCATAAACTTATCTTTTTATTAAATGATACACTAGCGTAATCATCGGCAGCTGCCAAAGTAACGGCTCTGATTGTATCTGGGATTAAAACTCCGGTCTTCATACAAGCCAACGGCAATCGTTCCCGCAGTTGCACTTGATATTGAACCACTCCAGTTTATTTCATAACGACCAGTGTAATTATCACCGAATATTTTAAATAGTGGCGAGCCGTTTTGGTAACTTAGCCAACCACCATTGCAACAAAGAGTACATTTCGACAATTCACTAGTTCCGTCATATACAATTGGTGCATCATTGCTAGCTAATATTTTAGGCGTATTTATAATTGTTTCTATCAATTTTCATCATTCCTTTCTGTAAAATAAAAAAGGGATAGTACTTGCCTATCCCTAAAAGCAAGTTCTCGTATTCGAGATGTCTGTATTCAGACTCCTGCTAACTATTAAAATAAGTTGTTATTTCCGCATCCGCAACCGCCATTGTTCCATCCTGCATTACACGTAAAGATTGGTTGATTGCCATAAACTGGTTGAGATGGAATAGGGCAAGAACGTAATTCACTTACTAATTGATTTGCAACTGTAGCTTGTGAAGCTCTTAAGTCAGCAGTTTGTGCAGTTTGTGAAGCTCTTAAATCCGCCATGTTAAGTTGTGTTCTTAAATTTGCAATTACTTCATTCTTAGCATCTAATTCTTGTTGCGTTAATTTTTGTAATATTGCATTCGTATTCGCCGTGTTATTAGCGATAACATCTCT